AATTAGAAAAAGAACAAAAAACAGTTCTTCAAAATAAAAAATATTATCACTATGATTGTTTCATAGAAAAAGAAATGAGTAAGAAACGCAATGTTCCAACTCAACAAGAAGCAGAAGATTTAGCTAATCAATTCATAGAAGAAAATAAAAATTTTATAAATGAAATAATCAATAAAAATCATTTATATTTATGGTTGCAAAAAAAATATAATTTGATAATAATTCCAACCTACATATATCAAAAATTAGCGGATATACACAACGGTACTTGGAAAGATATTAATACGAAAATTCCTCCAGAAGATCTTCTGGATATGTTTAAAAGACAGTGGCATAATTTAGAACAAATCAACATTAACAATATAAATAAGGGAAAAAAATTAAATCCAGAAAATAGACTAAATTATGATTTAAGTATTATAATAAATAAATCAAGTAGCTATTATGAATGGAAGAGAAAACAGGAGGAACAACAAATAGAAATGATGCAATCCATAGAATCTTCACAACCAACTAATAATTTTAGAAGTTCTATGGGAGTTGAACAAAAAACTACAAGTAACGAAAACGACTTATCTCAATACTTAGAGGAGATTTAAAAATTGATTGAACAAAAAGACTTAGAAAACATTCCAAATGAAATAGCATTAGTTGGAGCATTTTATAAAAATCCAGAATTATATATTTCATATGGATCATCAATTAAATCAAAGTATGATTTTGCAGGAGAGGTATCAAAATTTTTATATGATTGTTTTGAAATAATATATCAAACTATATCTCAGAAAATAAATGAAACAAAAGTGAATTCATTTATGATTATGGATGATAAAAGAATGCAAGTATATAAAAAATATGGAGGATATAAAACAATAGAAGATTGGATGAATTTATCCGATCCAGAAGATTTTGACAATTATTTTGGTATATTAAAAAAGTATTCTTTACTTAGAGAATTTCATAGAAGTGGATATAATGTTGAGAAACTTATAACTCATAAAAAATTTGATATTTGGAGCGCTCAAGATATTTTTAAAATGTTGCGGTCTAAAGTTGATAAAATTCACACTGTTATTCTCTCAAATCAGGAAAGTATTATTCTCAATGAGAATGCAGAAAAAGATATTAAATCCTATGTAATAAAACCACAAGCAGGACTCTCCTATCCCTGGATTGTTATTGATGAAATGTTTAAGGGAATGAGATTAGGAAAAGCTGTATTAACTGGATTCCTTAGTAATGAAGGAAAAACCAGAAATCTCGTTATGCTCATGAGTTATATAGCGTTAGTAAAAAATAAACCTGTTTTAATTATGTCAAATGAAATGGATGAAGAAGATTTAAAGTCTTGTCTAATTACAACGGTTGTTAATAATGAATGCTTCCAGGAATTACATGGTATTAAAATGAGAAAAATGGAAGGGGAAATTGTTTTAGGAAAGTATAGAGATAAAAATGGAGTATTCATTCAAAGAGAAAAAGATCAGCATGATATTTATACTGAAAGTGAAGAAGATTTTCTCAATAGACTAGAAAGAGACTCTGAAGAGTATAGAAACATAATAAAAATTGGTCAATGGATTGATAGTAGAAAAGAAAAACTTATATTCTTCAAGAATGTGGGAACAGATTATTCTGATCAAACATTGGAATTTGAAATCAGAAAACATAAACTTTTATATGCTGTTGACTATGTTGCCTATGATACTATGAAAGGTTATCGAACAGATGATTGGATGACGGTAAAACAATCGTTTACTAAACTCAAAGAATTAATGAGTGAATTGAATATTTGGGGATGGTTTGTATTTCAATTAGCTGACCAGGCAGTTCACATGGATATTTTTGATATGAGTAGTAATGAAATTGCTAACGCTAAACAAATTAAACATCCTGTAGATTATATGCTTTTAGGGAAAAGAATTATGCCCTCTGAATATCATAAATATAAATATCTTCCTAATGATTATTGGGGAACTTCAAAAGGAATGCCATTAGACTTAAGTAAAAAATATTTTTTGTTAAAACCCGAAAAAAATAGGGGAGGTAATAAGTCAAATTATCCAATATTTGAATATGACTTGGATTATAATATATGGGATAATGTTGGAATAGTTATTAGAGCCTAATATGGATGTCAAAGAATTAAAAAAATATATTATCGAAAATAATAAAGTAGAATATATTTTAGAAAATTTGAATTGTCAAAAAATCAAATTCCATAGTTCCGGTTATTGGACTTGTGGAAATCCTCCTCCATCAGATAATCCTAATGCAGTAACTATTTATAAAGACAACCTAAAAGTTATAAATTACACAAAAGAAATGTCAGAACCATCGGACATATTTACATTAATTGAATACTATAAAAATATAAATTTCTTTGAATCTTTAAAATGGATTTGTGATTTATTAGAAATTGATTTCTATAAGGATTCTAACGAGGAACTTCCCAAAGAATTATTGATTACAAAACAATTAATGAGTATGAAAACTGGATCTAAAAGAGAAGATGATGATGATACTCCAATAAAGCCATTGTCCGAAGAAATTATTAAATATTATCCTGTGATCGGGAATACGATGTTTTTTAACGATGGGATAGATTATCAGACTCAATATGAATTTGGTTTATCATATGACAATGAAAGCAATAGGATCTTGATTCCTATACATTCTGAAATTGGAGATTTGGTATCTTATAAAGGAAGATTATTTAAAGATCATATTGAAGAATGGGAACAGAAGTATCTATACTTATACCCCTGTCCTAGAAACAGAATTCTTTTTGGATATCATAAAACTCATTCATATATTAAAAAAGAAGGTATGGTTTTTGTAGGAGAAGCTGAGAAATTTTGCCTTCAGTTGTGGTCTTATGGTTATTATAATTCTATTGCTACAGGTGGTACAAAAATAGGTCAAACACAAATAGATAAAATAAGTAGATTGGGAGTTCCTATTTGCTTTTGTTTTGATAAAGATATAGGGAAAGAAAAAGTTGAAAAAATAGCCGATAGGTTTATTGATGGAATTAGTGTGTATGCTATCTTTGATGAAGATGGATTGTTAGATGAGAAGGAATCTCCAAGTGATAGAAAAATAGTGTGGGAACAATTGGTTAAAAATAATGTTTACAAAATAAAGTAAACGTGATAGAATAGAGATTGAAAATAAATAAAGGAGTAAAATCTTGGCAAAATTATATTATAAAGATGAATATTGTACTTTACTTCACGGAGAAGCCATTGAAACAATGCAAAAAATGATAGAGAAGGGTTTGAAATTTGATGCTATTATTACTGATCCTCCATATGGAACTACTCAGTGTAAATGGGATGTTATTATTCCTTTAGATCAAATGTGGGAATCAATTTTCTTTATTAGAAAAAATAATTCAGTAATTTGTTTATTTGGAAAAAATCCTTTTACCTCTTTGCTAAATGTTTCAAACATAAAAGAATATCGATATGAATTGATATGGGAAAAAGAACAGGCAACAAATTTTTTATTTTTAAAAAATCAATTTGGACAATGTACAGAAAATATTTCCATATTCTATAAAAATCAACCAATTTATAATCCTCAAATGATAAAAACAGATAAGCCAATAAAATCAAGTGGTGGAAATTCAAGTAATACTTATAAGAATCAAACATTTATTGGAAATAAAGAAATTCGCTATGAAAAATATCCATTAAATATTTTAAAATTTAATAGAGATAAAAAAACTAAACACCCAACACAAAAACCAATATTACTTATGGAATATTTAATAAAAACTTACACTAATGAAGGTGACACAATTCTTGATTTTACTTGTGGATCGGGAACAACATTGGTAGCTGCAAAAAATTTAAAGCGTAAATGTTATGGAATTGAAAAAGAAGAAAAATATTGTGAAATTACTAAAAACAGATTGGAGAAAATAAATAATGCATTATAAATTACTAAATAAAAATTACCAACAAGAGTTAGAAAATAAAACAATCAAGGAATATATTTTATCAAATAGAAATATCGAAGATCCAAATACATACCTGTCTCTTACAAAAGATAATGTTCATCATTATTCTTTATTAGAAAATATTGAACAAGCAAAAAATCTTTTGTTAGAAACCGTAAAAAATAAAGGACAAATAGGAATTATTTGCGACAGCGATTTAGATGGCTACGCTTCTGCTTCAATTCTCTATCAATATCTATCAAGAAATTATGATCAGTCAAAACTTGCATACTTCTTGCATACCAAAAAACAACATGGTATCGGAGATTTATTATCACAAATACTTAAGTCTAAAATTGATCTTTTAATTGTTCCAGATGCAGGAACAAACGATACTAAAGAATGTAAAATTCTTCAAGAAAAAAATATTCAGGTAATCATATTAGATCACCATCAAATTGAAGAAGAAAATCCATATGCTGTTGTTGTAAACAATCAGCTAGGAAATTATCCAAATAAGTATCTTAGTGGAGCAGGTGTAACTAAGAAATTCCTAGAAAGTTTGGATGATGAACTGTGGGATGATTCAAGTGATTTTGATGATTTAGTTGCTATATCAATTGTTGCAGATTCTATGTCAATATTAGAATATGAAAATCGTTACCTGGTAACAAAGGGATTAAAAAATATTAAGAATAAATTTATTAAAGCAATTATAGAAAAACAATCTTATTCAATTGGCAATACAGATAATATTAATGTAAATATTGTTGCCTTCTATATTTCTCCTTTAATCAATGCCTTGATCCGATCAGGTTCTTTAGAAGAAAAAGAATTGATGTTTAAAGCTTTTATTGGAGATCCAACAACTTTTCCATATAAGAAAAGAAGCGGTGAAGAGATTCAAGAAACCATGCAAGAAATGGTAGCCAGGTTAGCAGGTAATCTAAAAGCGAAACAAAATAGAGAAATTGATAAGTCTTTGGATTATTTACGTGGGCTAATCGATAAAAACAAATGGAATGAAAACAAGATTTTATTTGTTGATGCTGATGGAGTGG